TTATTTTGTACTCGTCAACATACCAGACGGGATAAGGCGCGTTGACTAGTAAATCCTGCTTTATTTCTGCCTCACTCATTCCTCTAAAAATCTCATCATGTTTGTGTTCGCCTAAGTGATTGTAAAAACTCACGATAAACGCTAGACCCTTGTTAGGTCTACACTCCGTACAATAGTGCTCTGGCCCGTCGTTATGTGCTGTCATTAGTTCCCCTCTCCGCGCTGTCGCGCTGTTAGGTCTTTGGCAAGCCATAGCAACGCTTCCCCTAGCTTGCCCTGCATTTCTAACATTTCAATTATACGTTGCCGCACACGCTCTCGCTTGTCGTCGTCTGACATTCCGTCTAGTTCCGATATGGGCTTGTCATCCATTGTCTAGTGTGTCCTCTGCAATGTTCAGCCGGATAATTGCGCTGTCTGCCTGTAGCATGACACGCACATACTTATGGGCCATTTCCCATAGCATGAACTCCGGCTTGTTAGGGTAGCGCGCCTTCAATAGTTCAAACTCTCTTTGAACCTGTGGGAACACTTCAGGATGGAAGCGTAGACGGTGTTCGCTATGCTCTCCGTTCATTGTTTCACCTCTTTTGCGTACTTAAAAAATCCTAGTAAATGCTTCCGACAACCAGCACATATTAATTGCGCCTCTTGCCATTCTTTGTAGTCTGCTGTAAGTCTAACAACTCGTAGACCATTGACCCATTCTCCCCAATGGTAGCTACACTGGCCTCTATATTCTTTGTGCTTCATAACTTGATATCTCCTTCCGTAACAACTTTGTCGGTTGTGGCGTATAGCACCTTCCAACTCTTCCTACAATATCCAGCCTTGATAAGTCTCTCCCATGCCGTGTAGCAAACGTCAAAAGACTTGGCGCGGTCTGCTTCATCCACGTATGTGTAGTCTCCGTCCGGCTTGTAGAATCTGAAGTACACACGCTTACGAGCCGGGAATATGACGGCTCTAACCCATAGGTCGAACTTCTTGCCAGCACCGATAGCGTCTACATGCCTGTCGAATCCGGCTACAATCTCACCCGTTGAAGGATGAATTGCCGCCTTGACTGACTCTGAGGCAATGAGAAAGCATTTACTCACTTGTAGACCACCTCGGTACAATGGCATTCACCGCAATAGTAAACCTCTTTTTCTTCAAGGTCACTAAGGGCTTGTTCTGTCAGTCTGTCGCATACTTCGCAGTAAGCCTTTAAGATTTCCATATTCTCTTATACCCCTAAAACGTCTAACGCGCAATGGGCTAAACGAGGCGGAATTGCTTCCCTCGAATGAATAGAGCGTATTTAGTCATGGTCTATTCTCCTACCTTGCAATACCATTTGACTCTAACTCTACCACTAACGTCAAACGTGTCAAAAACTTGCCCATTGACTAGCGCAAATGCGTGTCCGGCCTTGACTATGTAATATCTACCTTTTGGGTTATTAGCAATGAATCTATCCAATGTGCCTCTTTGATCGAATAGCGGAGTGTAGCCTAAGCATTTGAGAGTGTACGACGTATTCCTACTCCCTCTACGGTCTTTACGTCCGAAATGCTTGAATACTTCGTGCGCTTGGTGATATGGAATATCTAAAGAGCACGCAAGGGCACGAACCGCACAGTCTAACTTCTCTGCGCTATATCCGCTTACGGCACGTCCACCGTCTGAAATGACCGTCTTAGTCATGCTCTAGTATACCCCCGAAACGCTTAGACTTCAATGGGTCGTAAGGCCTAATTACGCTAGGAACTTGTAACGTTTTGGAGGGAAGGCATAACTGATCCTGTGTGCTATATATAGATAACGACGTTATAACGTCTGTGATGTTATAACGACGTTGACGTTATACGTCAACTACGTCATGTAGGGTCTTAGGGTAGATTAACGGTCTTAGCTCTAGTCCATCGTGTTTTGTTACAAACATCCGTTGCCGCGCCTTGTGCGAGCTTGTCGAGCACTGTAGGTATTCTCATACAGACGTATGAATAAATGAATAACAGATACGAAACTTAATAGGATTTGTATTTGATACCTAACAGATAAAATGAATAGAATTTGCTTTAAAAGCTTTATAAATCAATCTATATTGTACTTCTTCTATCAGTTTTAACGACGGTATTATGTAGGGACTTAGTGCGCCTTACCGAAACGTTACCAGCCTGTAGCAATGCCAAACGTCTTACGATTCGTTTAAACGGTCTAAGCAAACATCAAGGCATCTAGCAAGGTTGAGAGAGTTTCAACGCAAGCTAGGCTTACTGGCGTTTGCGTAGCGTCAATCTGTAGGTGGTAGCGTAATGCTGTATTGTACCTTCCTTCAGTCTTACGCTATGCTGTAGGTGTGGCCTAGGGCCGCGCTCGCGTCTCAATCCACTCTCTAAATCATCAACATTAACTCAAAGGAATCTAACATCAATGCCATTTAAGAAAGGGAATCAGTTAGGCAAGGCCAATAAAGGCAAGCCTAAGCAATCATCTAAGCGTACCATTTGGCTACTGGAAAGCCTTAGAGAGAATGGCTACGACTACGAGAAGATGTTAGTAAAACTGTTGCGCTCTTCTGACCCTCACGATTTGAAACTAGCGGAGCTCTTAATCCGTATGGTGCCTCACATTGCCAACGCTCCGAAGCAGGATGTTAGCATTGACGGCGTAGAGACGTTGGTGATTAACAGATATGTAAAGCCTTCAGATACAGAATCAGACGGAGTTAACAAGGATTAACACTCACCAACGCCTCACAGGTAGTTGAGGCGGGGGAGAGGGTAGGGGGTTCCTGAGCGTAGGTGATACGGAAAGCCTCCCATACGGAAAAACCAGGATAAGTCATCTACTATAATCACCTCTAGTTTACGATACGATTTAAACAGTTATATTGAAGTTAGCAAGTTTAGTTTGCGTAGATTAGACCCCTTATTCTCCGCATGACCGTAATTTTCAAAAATCGTGGAAAACTCGCGCTAGACGTGATTGGCGCACATTCAGCAGCGTTTGCAGAAGGTACTGAAAAGTGGTACTTATCGCATACGGTTCTCCCAGGAGGTCGTAATGTCAGACGCTCAATTCAATCCAAAAGACGAGCCGATTCTCAACGTTAGCGGTGGATGCGAACTTAATGGCATTCGTGAAGGGGTCAAAGAAGCTATAGAGTCGGCGGGGCTTCGCCCCTGTCCCCATTGTGGATATTGTCCGACATGTGGACGACCGCAAAACGTTCCGATTTATCCACCTTATCCGTACATGCCTTTCTATGGTAGTCCATGGACAGTGACGTGCGGGACAGGCGGGGTGCACACCAGTGTTTAACAACTGGTTTCGCCCTGATGTCATAGAGCTTGAGAAGCGCGTAACTAACCTAGAACGCGCATTGATATTGATGAACAGCTATTATGCTGAAATGCTGGCGCGGGATGACGCGGATATTCGTAAGATGGCTGAAAATCAATTCAGAATGGCGCAAGCCATAGCCAATTCGCAGAGGCCATTCCCGTTTCAGTCAGATAACTAGTATGCCGGAAAGCATCGAGTTTACACCACATTTTCATCAGCAGCAAGTGCTCGATGCGCTACATGAACAAATCCTGGTTGTAGCTGGTCACAGAGCTGGAAAGTCCTGTGTGGGAGCTGTGTGGCTAATTCAACAAATCGCTGCGGATATCGCAGCTGGAATCAAAGCCGACTATTTAGTGTTAGGGCCGACGTATCGAATCTTAACCCAGTCAACCTTGAAAACTCTGTTTTCCTATTGGCCTAGAGGACTGGGAAGCTATAAGAAACAAGAATCCCTAATCCAGCTGAAAACTGGTGGGGTTGTGTGGATTCGTTCAGCTGATAAGCCGGATGCAGTTGAAGGTATGAAAGCTAAAGCGGCCTGGATGGATGAGGCGGCACTTTGCAATGAAACGACGTATGACAAAGTTTGTCAGCGTCTTGTACAAAGCAAGGGTGAGCCAAAAGGTCGCTTATTGATGACCACTACGCCGTATGGTTCACCGTCGTCTTGGATGAACAAGCGGTTGATAGAACAACGCGCCAATTTGCAGTATTTGTTCTACATCAACTTCTCGATGGCAGACAATCCGTACATCGACCGAATGGTGTATGACCGTGCCAAAGCCACAATGAATGAGTCGATCTTTCAGCGCGACTTTGAAGGACGATTCGTTAAGATCGAGGGTTTGATCTACCCTGAGTTTGATAGGCTTGACCATGTGGTTGAGCCATTCGAGATTCCGAGTCATTGGCCCAAGTGGAGTGGCCTCGACTATGGATGGACAGACCCTTGCTCGATTCTGGGCATTACGTATGATCCTGAAGGCAAAGAATTTTTCGTTTACAAGCAGTATTACAAGAATCGCCAATTAGCTCAAAATATCGGGGCGTTCTTGAAGCAGGAGATGTTCACTTACACCATCTTCGATCCAGCGGCGGTTGCCGTTATGAACGAAGTACGAACGATCTGTAAACTCCGGCTGGAACCAGCAGATAACACAATCGACGTTGGGATTCAAAGAATCACGAAATTGCTCAAAGAGAACCGTATCAAAATCTTCGATACTTGCGAGGATTTGATTCGAGAACTCGAAGGGTATTGTTATGAGAAGGCTCCGGCAAATGGTCGAACGCCGAAGCCAGGGCACGATTGCAGCCATAGCCCAGATGCACTTCGTTACGGTTTTTCAAAGAACCTGGCTGGCATTTACGACCTTGTGCGCGTAGGTGGGGTTGCAAGGCAAGCAGGAAAAAGAAACACAGGATTTGATCCGTTAGATATGCACAAAAAGCAAATGGCACGTAAAGCTGAACGTGATGCCAATGAGCTTCTCGATTACAAGAGTTTTACCAATATCACCACTGAGGATGAATAATGTCTGAATACAACGTTAGCGAAGATCAGTTGCAAGAGATCGAAAACGAAGAAGGACGCGATCAACTCGATCAACTTTCCGGCGATAGCCCTATTCAAATTCGTGCTCCTGAAGGTTCAGTGACTGATGAACAAACAGCTGAATCGTATTCAATGGGCGTTCAAAAAGACATTACAAGTAAGTACGTTGGAGAGCTGATTGAACGCGAGAATTGGCGCAGGGCCTATGAATTGCTTTGGTGGCAGATTTACGTTGCCTACATGTCAGGTAACGTTGCATCTCGAACTCCTACCAGAAGCAAAGTTTTCATCCCGCTAGTTTTTCAAATCATCGAAATTGCCACTCCCAAGTTAATCACATTTACATCTGGAAATGATAACCTTTTTGATGTTGTGGCGAACGATGTGAGTGAAGAACAAGTAGCTGAGAATGTGCATAGGCTTCTTGCAGACCAATTTGACCAGAACGAATTTGACGATAAATACGAAACGTTTTTGAAACAGCTTTTGATGTATGGCACAAGTTACTTCTGGGTTGACTGGGAAGTTAAATGGCAATGGAAAGTCAGCCGGACTCCGAAGGTAATGAAGTTCGTAGATGACAATGGCGTCAATCAAGAAAAGACTGAGTACGTTACAGAAAAACGATATGAAATCGCTGGGCGTAGACCTAAGCTTTCCGTTCTTGATGTCTTGGATGTGTTCCCTGCCCAAGACCGCGCAGAGGTTGGAGATCAGCCTAGCGTAATGATCCGCAAATTCATGGATCGTGACGAGTTTGAAAGGATTTGTGAAGGGCCGCAGCCGTACTTCGGAAATAAAGACATGGCATTGGCAAGTGGAACTTCGATGAAGTTTCAAGAGACCCGCCAATGGAGAAAGACAGCGAGAGGTGAAATTTCCACCGTCAAATCGAAAGACATCGAATTGATCGAGGTTTGGGGCTATTGGGATTTAGATGGTGATGGAAAAGATGAGCCCTGCCAAGTCATTATTGCGAATCGACAGGTTGTAGTTCGTGCAGTAGCGAATCCTTTTGACCATCAAGAAGTTCCTCTTGTGAAAGTCAACTTCTGCAAAGTGCCTTTGGAATGGTACGGAATTGGTTTGATTGAACCAGTCCTGAGCTTACAGAATGAAGCGAATTTAATTCGTCGGCAGCGTCTTGATAATGTGAATCTACTTATCAATCAGATGTATAAAGTCCTGGCGACTGATACCAGCATCGACATTGAGAAGGTTGTGTCATCTCCTAGTGGAGTTGTCCTTGTTGATGACATGAACAACTTACAGCCAATTACGCGTGGTGACGTAGCGAATTCAGCGTACACTGATGCCCAGGCAGTTCAGCAAGATATTTTTAATGCAACCGTTCCAGCTTCCCTCACAGGGAATATTGACGACATGCAAGCTAACGGGAAAAGCGTTGGCATTGGCGTAGCAAAAGTTGCTATTGGTCAAGCTATGGAGAAGTTTGCCACAGCTGCCAAAGCGATTGAGAACAAAGGCATCAAGCATGTGCTTCGTTTATTCTACATGCTAGACTTGCAGTATCTGACGAATTCAGAAGTCATTCGAGCTTTCTATGGGCATCTATTCCCTGAACCAGCTATTGTGACTCCGGCAATGATTCGTACTGCTGCTGGTGTGAACTTCCAGATGACAGTTCTTAGCGAGATGGTTGGACGGGATCAGAAAGTCAATCAGATGACTTCGTACTTCACTTTAGCACAGAATCAATTAGAGGCAAGTTCCATAGATGTCATCTTGAAACAAATTTGGGAACTGATGGGATTCGATTCAAAAGATATTCGAGCGAAGGGATTAACATCAACCCCTCCGCAACCAATTCCGAATCCGGCAGCTTTAACGACACCAGGAGTTCCGACAACTACGACACCAGCAGTTCCTACTCCTACAGCTCCTGTAGTTTCTGGGGATACGGCAGCAGCTGGCAAACAAATTCTTGCAGCTCATAACGCATCAGGTGCTAATCCGAATATCGTGACTCCGGCTCAGGCGGCTGGAATGCTAAAGCAAATGGGGAGTCCAGCAGGACAGACTACTGTGAATCTGCCAGGAGTCGCTAACACAAGTATTGGAGCAAAGTAATGCCATTTAAATCTGAAGCGCAACGACGCTATTTGTGGATGAAAGAACCGAAGGTTGCAAAAGAATTTGCTAAGGCGACTCCAAAGGGGAAGAAGTTGCCTTACCATGTCAAGAAGAACACAGCTCATATTGGAACGATGAAAGGGCTGTACAAATAAGTATCTCGGAGGAGAACTTGAAAGAGTCACTAGCAGAAAAGATTATTCGCGCTGAGTCAACAGAAGAACTTAAACGCATTCGTACTGGGCTCTTAGAAGCCTTCAAAAATATTCCGAATGCCGAAGAGATTGTTGATCGTGATTACCGCATTCTTCGAGATGAGTTAGAGAAACGGGGGGTGCAACTCTAATGGACTTTGGAGAGATGGCAAAAGACGAATACAATTCGGATGATGAG